CCAAGGCCGAGCAGGCCACCGACTACTGCAACCACCTGTTTTTTGCCCGCAACAACGGCGAGCGGGTGGCCTACACCTGGATGAAGGACGCCTTGCTGTCTAAGAACGGCATCGTCAAGGTCTGGTGGGACACCCGCAGCGAGGAAACCCGCGAAGAGTACATGGCCCTGTCCGACGTTGAGCTGGCGCAGTTGCTGGACGACGAGGAGATCGAGGTCACCGAGCAGAAAAGTTACCCCGACGAGGACGATGCCGAGCAGCGGCAGCAGGCGATCCAGCAGCTGACCCAGCAACTGCAGCCGGCCACCATGGCCGCGCAGCAGGGCAACCCGCAGGCCCAGCAGGCCGTGATGCAGCTGCAGCAGCAACTGGCGCAGATTGAGCAGCAGCCGGCCAAACTGCTGTTTGACGTGACCTGCAAGCGGGTGGTGCCGGGTGGTCGGGTCAAGGTCGAGAACGTGCCGCCCGAAGAGTTTCTGATCAGCCGCAAGGCCAAAAGCATTGCCGACGCCAGTTTTGTTGGCCACCGGGTGGTGCGCTCGGCCTCTGAGCTGCAGGCCATGGGCTACAAGAATGTTGATCAACTGACCAGCGACGATTCCAGCGCCAGCCTGAACATGGAGCGGATTGAGCGCCTGGCCTACGACGACGAGCTGGCCTACCTGAACACCGACACCGTCAGCACGCTGGACCCCTCGCAGCGGCTGATTTGGGTCACCGAGTGCTACGTCCGGGTGGACTTTGACGGTGACGGCATCGCCGAGCTGCGCAAGGTAGTGCGGGCCGGCAACCAGATTCTGGACAACGAGATTGTCGATGTCTGCCCGTTTGTCGACATCACCCCGGTGCCCATGCCGCACAAGTTTTTTGGCTTGAGCGTGGCCGATTTGGCACTGGAGGCCCAGCGCATCAAGACCAGCATTCTGCGCGCCCAGCTCGATAACCTGTACCTGTCGGTCAATGGCCGCACCTTTGCGGTCGACGGCCAGGTGAACATGGACGACCTGCTGACCAGCCGGCCTGGGGGCGTGGTGCGGATCAAGCAGCCGGGCGCTGTCGGCATGCTGGACCAGGGTCGGGGCGACGGCGCTGCGGCCATGGGCATGATGGAGTACATGCAGGGCTACCTGGAAGACAGCACCGGCTGGACCCGCTACAACAGCGGCTCTGATGGCGACAGCCTGAACCAGACCGCCACCGGCGTCAACCAAATCACCAACCGGGCCGACATGCGGCTGGACCTGATCGCGCGCAATTTTGCCGAGGGTTACCGCAACCTGTTTCGCTTGATGCTCAAGCTGTGCAGCCAGTACCAGACCAAGGAAGACGTGGTCAAGCTGCGCGGCCAGTGGGTGCCAGTGAATCCGCGCGATTGGCGCACCGGCTTTGACACCACCGTCAACGTCGGCCTGGGCACCGGCAGCAAAGACCAGCAGGTGCAGCACCTGATGATGCTGGCCCAGCAGCAGCAGTTTGGCCTGCAAATTGGCACGGCGACACCGCAAAACGTGTTTGAAGCGCAGAAAGAGCTGGCCAAAGCGCTCGGCTTTAAAAACGGCGACAAGTTTTTTAGCGACCCGGCCAAGAACCAGGCGCCGCAGCAGCCCAACCCGGTCCAACTGCAAATGCAACTGGAGCAAGCCAAGGCCCAGGCCCAGATGCAGATTGAGCAAGCCAAGATCCAGGCGCAGGGCCAGATTGAGCAAATGAAGGCGCAAATCCACCTTCAGCTGGAGCAGACCAAGGCGCAAGCCCAGCAGCAGGTGGACATCACCCGGCAAAGCGCCGAGGCAGAGCAGCAAGACCGCAAGGTGCAGGCCGAGGCCCAATTAGCTCTAGCGCAGTCCCAGCTGAAAAACGAGCTAGAGCGCGAGCGGCTGGAGCTGGAGCGTTGGAAAGCCCAACTCGCCAGCAACACCCAGATTTACCTGGAGCAGGTCAAGCAGGGCATGGCCGCCAGCGATGCGGTGGAACTGGCCGCACCGGACCAACTGCCCAGCCAAGAGCTGCGCCAGCAGGTGCTGATCAGCAACGACGCCATCGCCCAGACGCTGGAGGCGCTGCGCACCTCAATTGACGCGATGCGCGCGCCGCGTCAGATTGTGCGCGACGCCAACGGCCGCGCCCAGGGCATCATTTAAGGACGACCATGGCAGACAACATTGGCTACACCCCAGGCGACGGCGCCACCGTGGCCGCTGACGAGATCGGCGGCGTGTTGCACCAGCGCGTCAAGCTCGCCCTGGGCGCCGATGGCGTCAACGACGGAGACCTCAGCGCTGCCAACCCCATGCCCGTGGCCGGCAGCCTGTCGGTCGACAACTTCCCGGCGCAAGTTGGCCTGACTGATGCCCAGTTGCGGGCCGAGGCGGTGCCGGTCAACGCCACCGGCGAGCTGATCGAGGCCATCGAGGCCATGCGCATGGCGGTGCAATCCCTGACCCGCACCATGGGCCAAATGCAGCCCGACACTGCCGCCCGCATGCGGGTGGCGGTAGACAGCATCAGCGGCGGCCTGACGCTGACCACGGTCAGCACGGTCAACACGGTCGCCACCCTGACCAACCAGGCGCAGATCGGCGGCTTGGCCGCCACCGAGCACATCCCCTCCCTGATGCGCTTGGGGGCCGACAGCGTCCGGCGCAACATCACCACGAGCTAGACCACCATGCCCACCACCAACGGCAACCGCAAAATTCTTGATTTAAAGCGCTGGGAGTTCTGCACCCCGTCGCCGGCCGCCACCGCTGCCGCCGCGTTTGTGGTCAGCTCACGCCACTACCGGCAGCAGCAGATGCTGGTCGCCAGCGCCACCTTGGCCTACCTTTACCACCCCTCCGAGGACGGCTGGACCCAGTTACCCTCGCCTGCGCTGGCGGGGGCCTTTGCGGCCGGCGCCTGTGGCACCAGCGTCAGCGTTGGCCCGGCCGGCACGGCGACGGCGGGCACCACCAGCACGCTGACCACCAACCTGACCCTGGCGCGTGACCTGCGCGGCTACAGCATCCACATCACCGGCGGCCCCAACGCCGGCGCGGTGCTGCCGATCGTCAGCAACACCATTGGCACCAATGCCGTCATCACGGTGGCGACCCAGGCCAGCGCCTTCACGGCGGCCAGCACCTACCGGCTGATGACGCCGCGGTTCTACGTGCTCAACGCGGTTGCGTCTGCCGGCACCACCACTGCCAACGTGTTCAAGTTCTACGACCTGGCGACCAACACCTGGGCGGCGGCCGAGACCGGCGCCACTGACGGCGTCGCGCCGGCGGCCGTGATCGGCACCGATGGCCGGCTGGTGGCGACACCGTCCTGGACGGATGAGGGGTTTGTGCCGTTTGCCAGCGGCACTGCCACCAGCGCCACCGGCACCACCCTGGTCAACAGCGGCAAGGCCTGGACCGTCAACCAGTGGGCTAACTCGCAGGTACGCATCACCGCCGGCACCGGCGCGGGTCAGGTGCGCAGCATCACCAGCAACACCGCCACCACGCTGACGGTGCCGACCTGGACCACCACGCCCGATGCCACCAGTGTCTACGCCATCGAGGGCAATGACGACTACATCTACTACATGGGATCCGGCGCCGTGGCTCTGTACCGCTACTCGATCAGCGCCGGCACCTGGACCACGCTGTCGCCCGGGGTGGCACGCGGCGGCGCACCTGGCACCGGTCTGTCGGGGAATTGGATCTGGGGCGTCACGGCGGCCGACTGGAACGTCGAGAACACCAGGCTGAACGGGCGCTACATCTACAGCTTTCGCGGAAGCGCGGGCGCCCTGCTGGACCGCTACGACATCGCCCTCAACACCTGGGCTGCCGTCACCTACGCGCCGGCGGTGGAAACCTTCACCACCGGCAGTAAGTACGTCTACATCGGCAATTACATCTACACCCAGAAAGACGCCACCGGCAGATGGTTCAGATTCAACGTGGCGACCCATGAGCAGGACGGCTTTGGCACCATGACCTACACCCAAGGCGCGGCGATCTTGGGCGACACGGCGTTCGACGTGACCTATGCGGATGGCGCGACCGACATCACCTACATTTACATGATCCTCAACACCTCCACAGTGATGCTTCGGCAA